CGTACTGCGTTTGGTGACATGATTGTTGGCAAGTGTAGCGTATTAATTAACTTTGAACTGGAGTAAGTATGGAAAATGAAAACATCCCTGATGGGGAACTAACAATGACTGTTGAATTCAAGAACGATGGCGACATCTTATTGACTGCAAGAGATAGTTTAAACGATGAGACACTTGTGTTCCGCAAAGAACCTAACCTAGCGTTGCATAACATGGTGATGGATATGTTACGGAAGATGGGTGTGCAATTACTGGAGAGAAACCAATGACATTACCCTCACAAAATACAAATATAAATCTTAAAAAATTTGGTGATGTCATCGAAGGTGCATCAGGATTTTATTTGATATACAGATCAATTCATATAGGGGGTGACTATCAAGTATTCTTCTGTGCAAATTGTAGGTATACAAAATGTATTCAGTTTGAAGAAATGAAAAGCTTTCAATTCAAGCAGGATGCTATTCGTCACATTGAAGAGTTAGAAATATTTTACTTAAATTCTGAGCCACACATAACGAGCATGCATCAGTCAGGATTGTTGTCTGATGAAGAATACAAACAAAGAATCTCGGAGGTAGTCAATGAATCTTAAAGATGCTGAGAAGGTGTGGCGAGACAGTTGCCCTGATGAGGTCGATGGAGTTGTGGGCAAACGTAAGATGCCCAAGCGATGGGTGTTAAAACTAAAATTAAATAAAAAAAATAAGGAGAAAGTGTAATGGGTGCAGATGTATATATGGCGAAGGCATACGATGAAAGAATGGCAGAGCATAGGGTGTTGTTAGATGAGTTGGGTGATCATCCCTCACATGAACAGCTTGAACCCTTGTACGATAAGATATATGTACAGGGTGATGTGTATTACAGAGACTCGTACAACTCAGGTAGTGTGCTGTGGGCAATGGGTTTGTCATGGTGGACTGATGTGTTACCCATGCTAGATGATGAAGGAACTCTTAATAAAGAGGGCATAGAAACCTTTCTTGAACTGATTGAAGATAAACCTTTGTCAGTTAGTAGTGACTTCATAGAGCATATGCCTGATGAATGGGGACATGATGATGCTATGCAGTACCTGCAAAAAGAACAGGATTCATTAATAAGTTTCTTGAAGAAGGCACTAGAGACAGAGGATACATTGTCATGCAGTCTGTAAAGAAACCTATGGCATGGCGCATCAAACCGAAAGAAGTAACAGTTGATTTTACAACACCTGAACAGCACCAGATGAAGCAACAGCGTTTAAACAGTGCAAACCAATGGCTACACAGGTCTCTTGAATCCGATTGTCTTTGGGGTATCGTGATTGCAAAACAAGTACACGATGCAATAGAAAATAAATAACAACGAGGGCGGATGAATTTAAATTACTACTATCTCCTCATTCGTCCTCACCTTATAGGAAAATTATGAATAAAGAAGAAACAAAACAACAGTTGAAAGACATAGAAGAATTGATGATACATGTGGACAAGCCATATAGGATTGAGGCACTGCATGCTATACACAAGCAGGTAGCACCTCTCAATTTTTGGACTGTCTTTCATAGATGGTGGAATACTATTGAGAATCCAAGCGACTACATAGATCACATCAATGACATGTTTGAGTACGATGAATGGGGATACAACTACGACATGTTGCAGGATCAGTCTCGTTTACACACACTAGAAGAAGTGGACAGGGATTTCTATGACAGTTTGCCTGATGAGTTCGCAGTGTTCAGGGGTTGTCATGGATTCAATGAGCAAGGGTGTTCGTGGTCTACTGATAGAAAGGTAGCTGAGAAGTTTGCGTTACGTATGGCAATAGATAAACAATACATATTGTTACAAGGCATGGTACGTAAGACAGATATCATATGTGCATACGACAACAGACATGAGAAAGAAATAGTCGTGCTACCTAAGAAGGTAATCATTGTAGGTAGAGAGCGTGCTAACGACCCCATACTTAGGGGTGAGGAGTTCAAGAAGTTCAGTGACACATCGAATGTGTATCACATGGTGCAGACAGGTAGGTATAGGCAGACGATGAGCAAAGAGGACTTGAGGTCTATGGCTGAGAGTCACTGGATATTTGACATAGAAAGGGAAGGTGTTAATTGTGTCCGTAGGTATGTCATGTGGTTTGAAGATTTAATATCTCTTATAGCAAAGAATGATCTTGATACGTTTTCGCCTTCATGGTTTTCACATGCACATGATAGGTACATCACAGGTAAGGACATACTTGAGGGCGACCCACGTGGTGTAGTCAAACAAGCAGAGCAATTAAAAGCATCACGAGAAAAGCTAGATGAAATGAATGGTTGCAAGCCTGCTACCAATGCAGAGTTAGACGACATCATAGACAGTGCTATGAGACAAGCAGAGGAAAACAATGCCAAGAAGAAATAAATCCCCATACTGGCTTGAACAAGCCATAGAATTACGCAAGCGTGGTGACTCGCTAACACAGATAGCGAACATCATCTTGCAACCAGTCTCTACGATAAGGTATCAGCTTAGCTTGAACCTTCCACAACATGAGTATGATGCATTGTGTCAACCTCCTAACCCACCCGAAAGCGCAAAGCGTACTGATATGATCAGGCAGTTACGTGCAGAAGGAATCAATGGTAATAAAATTGCCAGTGAGGTAGGTGTGTCACGACAATATGTGTATAAACTATTCCGTATGTGGAATGAACAAGAGAGTAAGGAGTTGGATTTTATTGTAGAGAAACATGACTTACAAAGATTAATAAATTTAAAAACAAAGGAGCAAAATTATGTTGAGTAAAGTTAAATCGTGGATTAATTATTGGTTTATAGAAAAACCTGTAGATAAAGTTGTTGAAGAAGTTGATACAGCAGAAGAGGAAGGCAAAGATATATATGGTGGAAACTATAAAGCTGATGAGCCAGTTGTACGCAAACGAACTATCAAAGGAAAGTTTGTAGCAGATGACCCATCCACACCTGATGTAAACGAGGCATGGGTGGGCGGGAAAGCACCTGCTAAAAAATCTAAGACTAAAGTTATTAGAAAGAAAGCTAAATAGTCGGGTATCCAAAAGCTTTGGAGTATCGCCCACTGATAGGGTCATACTCCAAGTCCACCATACCCAAACTTCCTGACTGTTTAAACCTCATCTTCTTCGTGTGTATCCTGACATCCCTACTCCCCTGCGTGAAGTCTCTTTCTACAATCAGTATGACATCAGCCTTGTTTGCAAAGTTTGCACTACCTGCAATGTCGTAAGGTTCTACTAAAGGGAACTCACCATCGGCTGACCTTCTCATCTTAGCCGGATGTGCTACAAAGAACACATGCACACCATACGTAAGGGCAAACCTTTTAATCTTGCTCATCATCTGACTCACGTACTCAGTCTCTGTCATACCCTGTGGTCTTTGATGATCGAACTCATTGTATGGGTCAAAGATAACTGCGTTCACACCATACCTTAAGACTGCACTCGTGCTTGCCTCAAGACACCAATCAATCGTAGGCGATTCATCCTCTGATCTGATAAAGAAAAAGTGTTGTGCCAACCAGTCATAAGAATCTAGCAACTCTTCTTCATCCATCTTAGGAGTCAACCCATCCCTTGTTGGTTTACCTACATGCTTTTCAGCAAGCTTGTTTAAATGTTCTGATACAGGATTCTCGAAGGAACATATTGCCCACTTATAATCGTGATCACGTGCCATGTTTACAGCTATCGCATCTATGAACTCTGACTTACCGCAGTTTGGTACACCACTACAGATCGTAACTTCTGATGGGCGCACTAGAAATATTTCATCAAGTGTCTCTATGCCTGTTGATAAACCCTTGCGTAGTCCACCTCTATACAACTGCAACCCTTCTTCCATGAATCCATTCGCAGTATACAAAGACTTGATTGGATATGGCTCGGCAGTTTCAAAGCACTGCTTGAGCATGGGCTTGTTATGTTTACACAGTATCTCATTGCCATCTTTACAATCTTCAGGATAGGATATTGTGAAACATCTTTCTCTACCTATTCTTCTTGCCAACTCTTCTCTGCATTGAATGCCTGCATCATCGTTGTCTAAGGCAAGATATATTCTTTTGTATTTGTTGAAGTCAAAAGTTCCTAGCCAATCCATCTTCCTGTCGCTTGCACCATCGGGTATAGACATTACGTTTTCAGTAATAAGTTTCCATGTGAGGGCATCCATTTCTCCCTCGCAGATAAGGATCGTATCTTCGTCTGTGTTTAAACTATCTATTAGGTAGGGTACTCTCTCGCAATCAGGTAGCTGAGCGTAGTGTTTGTCGGGTGTGCGAAACTTTATATTTACAGGCACTCCCTCTTCATTCTTATACACGAAGGCTATGCAGTCTTGTCGTTTGTTGTTAACAAAATGTGAGACTACACCTACCCCATGCTTGTCAGCAAAGTCCGTGTCTATTCCACGCTCGTTCAAGAACTGTTCCGCCCATGTACCTCGCACACTTTTTGTATTGGGTATTATGGATGGTTTCTTGGGCGCAACCTTTCTAATCTGTGGCGGTCTCTTTAATGATTCCTTCCATGCGTTACCCTCCCACAAGCAATGGTGACATCGCCATCGTGCGCCCTCTTCATTTATATTGATTGATAAACACAAGTCACGTGCATTCTTTCTGTCATGTGAACACTCAGGACAAGTAGTTTTTTGTTGCCCTACATCATAGTGCCTTAAAAATATTTGTTTATCGTTGAGTTGTTGGTCTATTGTTTTGCTTAGCTTAACTTCGTTCATGGCATCCTCTTAAATATATGCTTGCCATTTTCTCCAAGCCTTCTTCCTTGTTCGTCTTTCTTATTCTTATCCTTGAATCTTGCATCAACATTAACAAGATAGTTAACAGTAGACATATACCATTTCTTTCTTGCTTTATCGTCAGCCTCTTCTGATAACCATACATCCCTTGACATAAGGACTGCATCTAAGTTGGGGATATTTGTGAAGGTTTTAAGCCATTTGTCATAGTCAGTCTTTTTAAGTCTGATTACAACACCTTCAAAGGCATATTCATTTTCCATTTTTTTCTCCAGTTTATTTATGGACTTACTCTCATGCTATTCTTTGAGGATTGAGTTATGGCATAGGTTTCACATCCCCTGCTAATGCAAGGGTGTGACCTAGATACCATGCTAATCTTCTCGGACATCGCTGATGGCATTAGACTACTGCACCTAGTGTCTAATTTGTGTGCTACATACTTAAAGAATAGTGCTTTAAGTCATACTGCGTTCACACTTTCGGTCTCGCATTTGGCTGTGTATGAATCCCATAGTAACCATTTAATGACAAGTGCTATGGTCTTACCCCTCCGCTTGTCTCTTTTACAAAATACTATAGAATGTATTTTAATTGCAAGAACTTTTTTAAAGTTACTACAATTTAATGTATTCATATACATTACTCTAGTTGGTAAGAGGGGAGAATTTTTTAAAGTTCATTTTTATTTTTCTTCCCTTTTACTTTATTTTACAGAAATGTTTGACATCTTATACTAAAGTGTATACCTTGTATGCAGAGAGTGTAATATGAAGTATAGCAATGTGAATAATCTTCCGGATGTTTTTGCGAAAGCAGTAGCCCGCGATACGTATTCACGTGGCAAGGCTGACATATCTGCAACTGGACTACTCAAGCCACCTAGACAAGCGCACCTAGCATATCAACATGACGATCAAATCGTAGTAGATGTATCCAAGCAAGTGTGGTCTCTGTTTGGAAGAGCGGTGCATCATATCCTAGAATTAGGAACACTAGATGGTTATATCTTAGAGCAAAGATACTTTGCTCAGTGTTGTGGATGGACAGTATCAGGTCAAATAGATGTACAAAGATTAGACCCTCAAGGTGTAACAATTATGGACTGGAAAACCCGTAAGGCTTATGCCGTGATGAATGGTAGACGTAGTGATGTAGAGCAACTAAACATTTATGCTTGGCTTGCTCGCAAGAATGGTAGGGAAGTAACCCAACTACAGATTGTTAATATCATACGTGACCATTCCTCATTTGAGGCTGAAAGAAATCCCTCTTACCCACAAAGTGAAGTGACTGTAACTGACATAGACCTATGGACTTTTGCAGAACAAGAAGAATTTGTGCGTGACAGAGTGGAGGCGCATCAGCTATCTTCTATCACCCTGCCTGATTGTACAGACGAGGAAAGATGGAAGAGACCTGACAAGTTTGCGGTGATGAAATCCGGTGGTAAGAGAGCGTTTAAACTCTATGACACTCAGGAAGAGGCTGACGAATTTTTACAGGAACACGAGGATTATATTATAGAACACCGCAAGGGCGAGGCGATTCGTTGTGGTAAGTTCTGTGATGTATCTAAATTTTGTGATCAATATCTAGGAGAAATAGATGGAAGTAATTAATGAAAGTACAGGCGAGGTAAATGTATCTAGTCGTACTAGTGAAACATTAGGTGAGTTAGGCACAGCATTAGCGGAGGCGCAATCAGAGTTCCCAACGATACCTAAAACAAAAACAGTTGAGGTACGTACACATGATGGCAAAAGCTACAAGTATAGTTACGCTGACTTAGCTGACATATTAAAAGTTATAGTTCCTATAACTAGTAAGCATGGTTTATCTGTTGTGCAAATACCAATCGTAAGTAACAGAGGCAATACTTTAATCACTAGGCTACTGCATAGCAGTGGTGAGTGGATAGAGAGTGAGTTGCCATTAAGACAACAGCGTGATGGCGCACAAGCATTAGGTTCTGCGCTCACGTACATGCGTAGATATGCCCTGAGTTCTATGCTTAACATAGCTACAGATGTAGATGATGATGGACAGATAGCAGACACAGATCACGTGGGTGCTGAGCCACAGGTACAGAAAGGTGGCAAAGTAAAAGAGCCTAGCAAGGCAGAAGATTTGCATGTGTTCATAGATAACTTGCTTGAAGAGGCAAGGGGAAAAGATACTGTGCTTGAAGTAGAAAGGCTTTGGTTAGATGGTGCAGAAAAGACTGCACAGTTACAAAGGCAAGATAAGAAAAAGTTTGATGAGGCAGTAGCTGAGTTGAAGAAGATCAGAGAAGTCATAGATCAAGATGAAGTATAAGAAGAAGGTTTTTAGCCTTACTAATTTTCCTTCTTCTTTAGCCACTGGGTGTGTGCTTTCAGCCACCCAAAGTTATGAAGGTTAGTCCTCTTTAGGTACAGATGGATAGTGTAAGGCAGTTAACTCACAAAACTTCCTGCCTTACATGACTTGTTTAATTAATGGAGAAAAAATATGGAAAACGAATACCCTGATAGCGTAAGGATATTTCCTAACAATGAGAACGCTGATAGTGCAATAGATGTGAGCGTGTTCTTTCGTGTAAACGGAGAGGAACACAAGCTACGTATCTACAAAAACAATCGCAAAGAAGAAGGAGACAAGAGACCTGATTACTTAGTTAGTCTTACTCTTAATGGCTCTGACTTAGAGGCTAACAGTTGGAAGAAGGTTTCCAAAGATGGTGGTAAGACATACTATCAAGGAACACCTAAACCAAAGCAGGTTGGTTATCAATCAAGCGGTACACAAAACACAGCAGTAGGTTCTGATACATCGTTTAAACCATCTAATGACGACATCCCCTTCTAACAAACGCCCTCAAGATGATGTATCTAACGATTGGGCAGACAAGATACGTTCACAAAAGTATTTATCTTTTGTACGTTCACATGGTTGTTTAGTTTGTAGTAGACCTTCGCAGGCACATCACCTTACACACATTATGGAAGGTAGCAGAGGAATGAGGCGGACAGGAGATCAGTTCGCAGTTCCTCTTTGTGAAGAACATCACCGCCAATTACATGCTCATGGTAATGAGAATAGATGGTGGGCGATGGAAGGTATAGACCCTTTGGAGTGGGTTAACGAGAAATGGAAAGAGTTCAACAAGAAATAAAAGTTACTTTGACACCTGCTGAAATGTTAACAGCAGGACAACAAGGACTTATGCGTATGGTACAGAATCTACGAGACAATCGTACACCTAAGTATGGTGCGCCTAAAGACATGACTGCATGGGCAATCAACATCTATGGCACTATGGGCGAGGCTTGTGTTGCTAAGTGGGGTGGCTTGTGGTGGAGTGGTTCGCTTGGTGATTATCAGGCGGATGATGTACAGAAATTACAAGTACGCACAGTAGATCATAGTAAGAAAAGATTGATACTACATGATGATGATAAGGACGACAGACCTTACGTGCTTGTGTATGCAAACCCCCCTGAGTTCTATATTAAGGGGTGGATTATGGGTGCTGATGGTAAGGATAAGAAGTATTGGAGTGACCCACAGGGTACGAACAGACACGCTTACTTCTTGCCTGATGAAGTGCTACATGACATTAATGAATTGGAGATAGGCTTATGGCTATGAATTACTTTTTAATAACTGATATGTGTCGTGATGGAGATCACGAATACTATGACTACGTTGCAGTAGAAACCAAAATGACTCATAAGGAATTAGACGACAACAAAAACTTTTGGGAAGAATGTTTTCTTGCATGGCAGTTTGGTTGGATTGAACAACAGTATGAAGATGAATGGTGGGCAGATAATAGGATTGTCTGCATTGATAGTATTCGAACTATTACAAAAGAACAGTTTGAAATGCTAGATGATCTAACGGGTGGTTGGTCATTAGAGAGTATCATTAAACAAGGTGAAGGCGATTGGACTCCTTCTGATGAAAACCTAGAACACTATGGATTGAGGAACGCAGTATGACAGTAAGTAAAGATGTGCTTGAGAAGGCATTACAAGGTGTTGAGGCAAAGAAACATGCATACAGGCAGACGAGGGAGGGTACAGTAGTATCGTTCCTTATACACCCTGATGATGTGCCTAAGTTATTAACACAAGAATTATCTGTGAGTGCGATAGGTGCTAGATATATGTTGGGTATTGTCAGGATGGAAGATGAATCTGATTACCCTGTTGTGCCGGAGGAAGTAACCATAGGTGAACGTGCATTTAAACGTGCGTGTTTGATATGTCGTGACCCCAGCTACATAAGCTGGGTACGTTTAAACTCTGAACGATGGCTACAGTTGTATTCTGTGGACGAGTCAGAAGAAAACGATGAGACATATGCATCTGAGGTAATCAGAAATGTATGTGGTGTTTTGAGTCGTAAAGATTTAAAAGCAAACAAAGATGGACAAACAAAATTGACTGAGCATATAAACGAATTTATGCAGGCAGTAGGAAGATAAACGTGTAGCTAGGTGGGAGCGAGTCTTTGTAAAATCCTGTACGAGTGAGTGCTTGGTCAAATAAGCAAGAGGACTTAAGAGAGGTTAAGGCTAAAAGTAAATGAGAACTATACCGCCATGCACTACCTAGCTACACACCTTAAGGAAAACAAATGAAAATAGATAAAGATATACCAATAGAAAATGCAAGATCAAAAACTAGGAAAGATATAGAGAACATGGAAGTAGGTGACTCTATATGGGTTCCTAATAAAAAAGATTCAGAAAGATACAGACATGCAATGATGCGATTAGGTTGGAAAGTTACAGTAAGACAATCAGATACTTCTCCTAATGGTTATAGGATATGGAGAGCCAAGTAATCTACTCGTCTAAGTCTCTGTAGTATTCTACGATGGCAAGGATATCCCTTGTGTATCTCTTGATCTCAGCCATGTTGTTGCTTATGTTCTCGTAATCCTTCGTTGTCAGCGCATAGTAAGCCTGTCTAGGTGCTTTACCTTCTTCGACAAGGGTAAGGTACTCCTGCATAATTTCAGGTGTTAGAACCTCCCAATCAAATCCAAGCATCTGCATTTCTATAGGCAATGGAGGATGAAACATAGGCGGTCTCTCCTCTATGTTAACCACTTCTATAGGCTTGACTGCCTGTCTCATCAACGAACATCCACTTGCCAACAGGCAAAAGCTAATCAGTATTACTAGTTTCTTCATCTGTCTCATCAAATTGTGTAGGGTTAGTGATCTTAACTAGATCATCGAACACTCTCTTGCTCGCTCTATTGACTCTAGTTTCAATCATCTTGGGTTTTGCTAGGGCAAGGTTATCTAAGTCGTGCTTAGCGAATGTTTGTTTGAGTGCGTTTACTTCTCGCATAGAGTCCTGATTCTTTTTTGTCAGGCTATCTATCTGTGCATAAGTCTGTGCTTGTTGTTCTAAATTCTTTTTGATCTGTTCGTTTTGTTTGGTGACTTCAGTTTCTAAAACAATCTGGTTTGCCTGAAGTTGCGATATGGTTCCGTTTAAACTGTATATCCAGATACCAGATATGATAAGGAGAAATGCAAGTCCAATACTTATTTTAAACATCTTCAGCAGCACGTGCGGGCGCAGCCCATTTTCTATAATGTGTAAACATCTAGTGGTTTCTCCTTACCTTTTACTTGTAAAGGTTCTAATAATGTTAACTCATAATCGCTTTTAATGGCAGTGTTATAGCCTATTAATACATCAACGCCAGCTTCTTTTGTTCCGCTTTCTAACCTAGCACCTATGTTTACTGCATCACCTATAGCAGTATAGTCAAACCTAGATTCACTACCCATGTTACCTATCACTGCATAGCCTGTATTAATACCTATACCAATAGCTACAGCCGGGATACCCCGGTCCATTAACTCTATGTTTAAACTTTCCATGTTACGCTGGATATCTACAGCACAATCTATGGCTTTGTTTTCGTGGAAGTCTTGATTAATAGGTGCATTAAATATTGCCATCATGGCATCGCCTATATATTTATCTACCATACCACCATTCTTTTGCACTGCACTTTGCTGTGCAGTCAAAGCTTTGTTCATAATATAGGTAACGTCTTCCGGTTCGAGAGTCTCCGACATAGAGGTGAATCCCCGAACATCAGTAAATAAGAAGGTAGCATATCGTTTTTCTCCTCCTAACTTTAATAAGCTAGGATTTTTTTGTAGTTGTTTAACTTGTCTAGGGTCAAGGTAATGTTCAAATTGTTTCTTTATTTGTTGTCTTAACTTATATTGTTCTCTAAATCTTACATAAAAAGCAACGCTTCCTGTAATAAATTGAGATATTAAAGCCCATGTTACATCTAATAGTACACCATTTTGTATAGTATAAACTCCATAAGTAGCTGTAGATAAAAAAACTATAGCAAAGAATGATATCCCCAAGGTAATACCAAACACGTTCAATACAAGCCAAACAAATACAGTAGAGGCAATGAATATTAATACCTCTAATGCTAATGCATAGTCAGGTATATAAGGACTGTCTTGTATTAGTATACTTTCAGCTAGACTTGCTTGTATTTTATGTGGCTCTAATAAACCTACAGGTGTAGCCAACTGAGGCATAATACCTTTAGCTGTAAAACCTATGAACACAAACTTATCTTGTACATCCATAGTTGCTAAGTCTGTTTGAGGTGTATCAACCCAACTAATCCACTTACGACCTAATGAATCTACAGGTACAGCAGGTAAACCTTTAACTCGTATCTCTTCTAATCCATTATCATTTGTTTTTATAACGTAGGTATCTGCACCGGCAAGTATCTTTAATACTTCTGTTCCATAAGCTGGTGTCCATCCATCAGGTGTACGCATTAATAAAGGCAACCTTCTTATTAAATTATCTACATCAGTCCGGGCAACAGCTAATCCTTGGGCTGTTGATTGTTTAAACATATCAATATTCTGGATCACACCTTCTATTTGCATCCCGCCTATATCATCACCTAGTATTACAGTGCCAGTAGTAGGTGGATATAAACCATTGTTACCTTCAAACATTGCCAGAACTGACGCAGCCTGTTCAAGAGAATGTTTAAACTCTATGTCACCACCAAATCTATCTGGCTGGGGGAAGGCGATTACCCAGCCAATACCTAAAGCCCCCTTCTGTATCAACTGCGATTGCACCTCTGCAAGCCTTTGTCTTGGTAAAGGATAACCGCCCTCATTAGTTATATCATCTTCAGTTATATTAAGTACAGTAAAATAACCTGAAGGTTCTTGATCTTTTACAAATGAATCAAAGGTTTTAAGTTTTAATATCTCGTAAGCTATAGGCTGATACACATAGACTGAACCTAATGTAAGAAATAAACCTATAAATATAATACTTTTTTTCATCCTGAACTTTGTTTAATTGTTATTGTTGTTGATGAACCACCATTAATTTTTACTGTATTAGATACACCATCTTGTATGAGTATAATTGTATAACTATCAGAACCATCTAAGTTTAGTTTAGCACTTTGGTTTACTGTTCTTGTAAGACTTATGTTCTGTCCTGAGACTATAGTTGTAATCTGTGTGTCTTTGTCTTGTCCTATATCTGTACCAGCTATACGAATACCAACACCACCTTGCTTGAGTGCATCTTCTTCTTTCGTTATAGCTAATGCATCTAATACATTTAGTAAATCTTCAAGAAAGTTTACATCTAAATAGTTAATATCTAGTTCAGTAAACTCTAGTTCTGCTTCTGCATCTAAGAAATCTTCGGCAAGATAATCTATATCAAGATCATCAAACTCTAAATAGTCTACTGTAGATTGTGTTTGTGATTCTTCTATTGATTGTTCTACTTCTTGTGGAGGATTAACAATCAACATGTTATCTATCAAGTCCAGTGATATGTCTAAGGTAACAGGCTTAGTAGGATTGTTTTCGTAAACAGATACTGTAGTAGCTTGATAGGGTTTATTTAAAGTTACACTACCCATACCGGTAGACACTATAATTTCACCACTAGATATACCATTTTCATCAGGCAATAATATAACTAGACTTCTTCCTAGTTCATCTACTGTACATGTAAAGTCTGTGCCTCTGATTGCAATCTGGGCTGTTGGCGTACGTATAGATATGTTGCTTTTATTATTGAACTTGCCTGTAATAAAACGTGCTGTACCACTAGCAAACTTGAGTGCCATCTTTGATTTAGATGGGTCAGGGTCATAGATGTACTCATCTATTACTAGCTTAGAATGCTCTGTAAGTTTTACTGTAGAAGAATCCGCAAAAGTTATGGCAACTCTGCCCGTTTCTGTACGGACATCATCCATTTGTTGTATGTTAAATGCTAGTTCAGCACCATAAGGTTTGTCTCTAAGGACCTGTGCATTGCCTCTTACTTCAGATATAGAGCCTATCTCAACAGATGAATGAAGTAGTTGCGTCTGACTGAGTAACACAGACAGTACCACTAGAGCCAACAGATGTAATTTTAAGCCAGTCATTATCTGATGTAGACTCCTGATCTATGTTAAATGTCCTTGTACTACCTGTATGATCTAAGTAAAAATAACCTCCAGCATACCCATCCCCATCATAGGTGACTGTATTATCACTACCATCTATATCCATAAAGTTTGTAGCACCATCTACATCTATAGATGAAGTTATTGAGTTTCCTGAACCTTGTATTGTCCAATCTAAATCTAAGTTAGCTGCAAGTGCAGTCATAGCGTGATTGAGTGTAAACGTATTTGTATTGCCTGTAACCTGTACATTTACATTAGAACCATCTGCACCTGTAGCATTGGTCTCATCTGTAGACATATTAAATGTGTTGGTATCACCTATAAAAGAGAAGTAACCTGTGTAGTTATCTGCCCATATATCACCAAGGAATTTATTTGTATTACCTTTCTGTAATATATCTAAGGTCATAGTCGCACCATCAATATCTAATGCTGTCATAGAACCAGCAGCAGCAGTTGCTCCACCAATTATATTACCACTACCACCTACCTGCTCTATATCCAAATTAGATGTAGCACCTGACTGGTCTATAAATATTTCGTTGTCAGCCCCGTAAATCAGAGATACACTCATTATCACAACTAGGCTGATTAATATTATTTTCATGTTTCCAATAGCCTTCTGCATAGCCCTCCTCTATTGTTTGTAAAACCGCTGTCTCTACTGCCATCTGTAAAGCAATGTTTATAGACTCATTTTCTACTATACCACTCTCAATTTCAACTAATTCAGTATTATTGTTATAGAATCTAAATACATCTTGTGTTATAGAAGCACTAAGAATTGACTTAGTTACTAATACTTCAATCAATATTTCACCTGTACTGACTGATACTGTACGTAAAGATATAGTTACGGAGTCTTGTCTGTATTGTTTTGAACCACCTATACCAAGGTATCTTGCACCTGCACCACCTGACTTAACATTAGTTTCATAACCTACAACACCACCTTCCATTAGTATTCCAGCAAACAATAAAGGTTTTACCTTTTGTTTTTCATCAAAGTTTTCTCTAGTAGTACGTATGATCTGTCTTTCTTTAGTAAGATTATCTAAACCTTTACGTTCAACTACATTAAATACATTGGAATGTTTCAATGCTCGTATTAGGTAAGCATCAGGTGACTGTGTAATAGCTGTACTAAAGCTTGCGTACTGACTATTACTTCTTCGTTGTCCTGTATCGTCTTTAAAAGAATTAGGATATACAGCTACTACAGGTTTCTTTATAGGTGTATCTACTTCTGAAAGGTTAGTAAGTAAAGCACCAACCTCTGCTGACTCAATACTTCTTATTGGAGGTATCCCATTACCCAATGGGTCTACTATTAAAGCGCAATTAGAAAGTAAAAGAACCCAAGGGAACAGTAATTTCTGTAGTATTGCCTTCTTCATCTGTAATTATTAGTGTTACTTTATCTTCCTCTACTCTATATTCTATGGTGTTACCTTCTAATTCTAGCGTACCAAAATCAGATGCAGTCTCACCAAACAAACTATCAACCAACTGTCTGCTGAGTTGTGCATATATTCTACTCTCTAAGTTACGTATAAACCTAGCTAACGTAGTGTTCTCAGCCTCTCTCTCTAGGTCTTCTGTATATGCCCTGATCTCTTCTCGTATAGTTTCTTTCCTATTGAACTCTTGATTCTCTATAGTTAAGTAATGACTTGAGGTACCAACCCCTGAGAAACTAGGGTTCTTAAACTTGTGTGTCATTTCATCAGCTTGTACAGATAAAACTACAAACATGACAATAATCATGGAAGCTATCAGCAGTAATTCATCAGGGCGTTTAGAAGGCATGATATTTATAGATAAGTAATTACTAAATCTACGCTTTCAACTGTATCTATCCAATAAAAAGTTATATAACCAAGACAACTAAATGCGAACAAAATGCAACCAGTTACTGCATATCTTTTCCAATTTAACTGTAATAAATCTATTGAGGTATCAATAAAATTAAAAACTTTTTGTCTTTTAGATATTTGTTTTTTTCTTGCCATGTTTACTCCTTAAAATTTTACCCAAACAAAAACCGCTAATAACCCAATCAAAGATAATAAAATAAATGAACAAGAGGTTATTTCTATAGTCCTACCTAATTTATTTAGATAAATCCAATCCTGTTCAGAATTAAACCTTTCGTCTTCATAGATATACTTGTCTCGTGGAAAAGGTCTTTTAGGCATAGGTTCAAATATTACATTGTCTATAGAAACTAATTGTTCTTCTTCTATTTGTTTAATTTTTTCTTTGTTCATTATTTTTCTCTTGTTCTCTTAGTTCTAAAACTGTATTGACCTTCTGCTGTAGACGTATCATGTCTTGATCTAGCAATCTAAGCTGGTCGGTAAGCCTGATGATTGTCGTTTTCATTTCGGCAACTGCTGGGTCTATCCTATTGGTTATAGTTTGCCAAACAAAGTATACGAAATACCCTAGACCTACGACCATAACCACAGGAAAACCAAAGTCTTGTACTATCTTTGCTATATCCATCAGTCTCGCCTTGCATCTATACTGCCATCCTCTACGAAGTTCTCTGCTCTAGCTATCCGTTCTAAGTCTGGTGACATGTTAAGTGCGCTAGATACACTGGTATCTATACGTATAATATCGTTGTTCATTGTTGATGCTCTAGTTATAAGCATCTTAGATATACCCTCTATAGTTTTGATCTCATCTACTAGACCATCCATAAGTTGTTTCATTACTAGGAATATAAAGAAAGCCATGATTAATCCACTAGCTATAGGCAGTCCTAACTTAGCTATCAGATCAAATGCTTCTGTCATGCTGATACTCTATCTCTTAATCTTTTCGCTCTGTCACCTACCTGTGTAGCCCACCTGCTGTCCATCATTTCGACAGAGGCTGTTTGGAAATCTCCTTCCTCCATAGCCTTCAAAAATTTTTTGAAACCTCCCAATCTAGGTAGACCTAGATTAAAAGCCATGTTCGCCATGACCCTTTGTTTATTATCATCTAAGTCTTTCCACCATGACATGTTTCTATCTAACTCCATACATACTATATCTATGTCAGCGTTTAAACACTGTAGTATTCTTTCTTCAGATACTGGCGTACCTACATCCATTCTGTATTCTTCATCTTTAGGTATTATTAAATGACCTACTCCAAACGTAGGATAACCTAGATGATCTAGGTATATCTCATACTCAAAACCTTCGTCTTGTATTATTTCTTTTACTAATTTATCTCTATCCATCTTGGAACTTACTCTCCCTTTCTAATATATGTCTTGGTATAGCTGTATCTATTTTATATTGTTGTAGTAAATTTACTTTTTCTTTTATCATTTGCATGTACTTCACTCTTAATCTTTCTTTCTTTTCTTCTGTGTAAGATTTATTAGCCATTGCATATTTAAATCTCTGTTGTACATCAAGAATTTCTTGTCTCATTTTTTTAACATTTCTATTTCTTGTTTCTACAGGATCAAGTCCATAAACATTTACTCCAACAAATCTTAGCAATGCTTGTGGCACAGTATCTGATGGTGATCCTGTAGGTCTAGGTATATCTTGTAATGCTTTAGCAGTTTTACTTATAGCACCATTAGGTGTTAACCATGATGGCATACCTAAACTATACATATACCACAATGTATTTTGTATTCTATCTTCTACGGGATCACGTTCATCCCATATTGTTCTCTGTGTAAACGGGTCTTTGTTTGTTTTTATTGCTAAGAATATATCTGCAAAAGGTCCTGATAAAAATCCTGTTGTTCTTTGTGCTTCAAAAAAATCACCATTAGCAGCATCCCTCACTACATCTGTATACATAGTCCAAGGAAAGAAATAACCTATATCTAAAAATTGATATCTTCCTTCAGAATCTTTGTATGGCAATACATAAACACCAGTTCTTTTTGAAAGCCAAGGCTCTAAACCTTTCTGTAATTTTTTTTCTTCATCATCTTCAAAACCAAATGCATATGCAGATAGTGCAGTAAGACCAGCAGATAATGCTACATATGGTGCAAATCTAAATGGATGATTAATAGCAGTCTCTACTAATGCTGGAAAAGCTTTGTAATAAAATGTAAAGAAAGGCATACCTATTGGTGCTTTCCTAAATAATTTACCAGCTGCTGGTACATCTGAATAATCAAATAAAGATTTTTGTGCCAACATAAAAGCATCAAAGTCTGTCATGCCTTGTCTTTCCATTGCATCTATTATGATAGCTGTTTTACCTACTGACTCAGTAAATTGATATATATCTCCAGCTTTCTTAAATGTTTTTTGTACTAATATTTTTGGCAATCTAAAAAATTTAGCTACGGGTCCTAATGCATCTTGTTCTTGTAATAAATCTAAATACTCTTCACTTACTCTATACATTTCAGCATCTGTAAACCCTGTTCCTTGTATGCCAAAGTCTTCTGCTATCTTCCAATACTTACCATCAGTTCTTATTTGTTCAATAGCTTGTCTCATTCTTGGTATAACTTTATGTATAGGTATACCTCCTACAAGATTCATAAGTATCATGTTAGAACCTACGTTACGTACTACTGTAGGTGGATTCAATGGTACTTTAAGAAGCTTCCATATACTTGTTCCTTTTTCTAAAGCAGCTATAGTTTTACTAAATGCATTATCAGTATCACCCATACTAAAAGTACCTACTACGTCATCGTATATTTCTTTTCTTACAGCAACACCTCTAAGCATTCCGTATTGTTTACTTGTAGGTAGTCTTCTAAACCTGTCATCAATAGGATTATCATTGCCATATCCTAATGACTCTGCAACTGGCTTGCCTAAATCTTCATATTGTTTAGCTAATGATTCCATTCTTGCAGCTTGTTCTGGTTCGCCTTGTCTAAAATAATCAGCTTGTTCTCTCAATCTTTTTGATTCTTCAAGTAACCACAAGGCACTTACCTTTTGTGTTTGACCATCTTGTTCTATTGCAACAAGCATATCTTTATCACGCAATGCCCAATTTTGATTCTTAGAAACTTGATTAAAGAAATCTAATATAGCCATATCTCTTAAAGGTCTTTGTATACCAGCTAATACTCTATACTCAGGTGACAATTCTTGTATGTCTCCGAGTATCATTCTAGTTTCGTCTGTTAATTCTTTTCTTTTCTTTAAGTATGCTAGTTTTTGTCCACTTGGATTATCAAGTATATATTTCATATATAACTTAGGCAGATAGCTTCCTCTATTTTCTTCAAACTTTGATGTTGGTAGCAAACCATTATTAACTAATAAAACACCTACTCTATCTATTGCTTTTTTAGTTTTTACTGCAACTTTACGTAGGTTTTCATCGGTTATAAGTGAGGCATCTGCATCTACACCACCTTCTATGTATGAATTAAACTCACGTCTATTACGTTTAAACTCTTGTTCACTCTTGTTTGTTTTCTTAGGATTAAGATATGGACCAAGATCGTTATACATATCTACAGCTACTTTCTCTGCTAGTCTTATATCACCAGCAGTTCTATAACGTAAGTTCATAAACTCTTTTAACTGTGGTAATCCACCAAGTCCACTAAAGTATTTAGTTTGAGATAAGTTGCCTAAGAATCCTGTAATCCTTTTCCAATAACTAGCTTTTTGTGCATCAGATGGTGTGCTTGAATACTTAGCTGGATTTTTTACTACTTGCTCATTACTATCAAAAGTAAATATAGGTACATTAAATCTTGATAAATGTTTTTTAGTTGGTTCACCTTTGTAAAGCAATCTTGAATTATTTCTAAAAGCTGTTTGTAATAATAAAGGTTTACCTTTTCTTGCATCTATTTCAGCTTTAGTTCTAAATATAATTTCATCTATAGTAAATTGTTCTTGCTCTACTAACTCATCATATGGTACTTGATATTGTCTATTAGAATGAAAGTCTCTATCTCCTACATTGTTTATAGTTACATCTGAATCTGCACCAAATATATCTTGTATTATTTCTTTAACAGATTGACCTTGTGTTTCATATTTAACACCTAGTTTATCTAAAGACTTTTTAATTTTATTAGGATAAGTATTGCTGTATATATCCCATCCTGATTTAGAAAAGAATTGTTCTGTTTGATTAGTAGTTAACTTTCTTAAGTTTATATAGCCAGCACCTATGGCTGGTTGATTACCTGCATTACGTAGTAGTCTTGAAGTATCAATAGTTAAATTATTATTTTGGTCTAATCTAGCTTCTTCTTGTGTAATAACATTGATATCAGGTCTTTGCATGTTTGGTCTAATACCATTTTGTATTTGACCTTTTATTAAATTAGCTAAATCATTTGGCAATATAGAAGATACACTTCCAACTAAACTTTCTGTGTTACCACTACCTAAATAATTAGAAGCATTTACATAATGTTGACGTATTGGATTAGAATCTTCTAAAGATAAAGTCATATCTTGACTAATGAATCCATCTGTCATGCCAACTAAACGAGCATAATTTACATATGTTTGAAACTCATATGAATTAGTATCTCTTGTAAATACATCAGCAAAATATTGTGCAGCTGCACTTATAGTTTGTTTAGGATTAGAAGGATTATCTTGATTTATTTCCTCTTGTGTTACATATCCTTGTTGTAGCAAAGAACTTTCTTCTACTTTTTGTCCAGAAGGAAGATGAGTTAATTCCGTACTTAAACTAATACCAATATCTCTTGGACTAACTGAAGGATAAAAACTTAGAAAGTTAAAATTATTTTTTAAATTATTACCATTTCTTTCTGCTTGTATTGCTGTACTTGCAATAGCTATGCCATCAAATCCTTCGTTAACAGCAAGCATATTCATTTCTTCAATAATAAAATCTTGCCACTTATTAAAGTTAGGATTAGGAAATCCTATTAGCGGTATAGCTGGCATATCTTTAGTAGTAGGATACCCTTCTAATGCTTCTTTAACCTCTGCTTCTGTTAGGGCAGATGCTCCTGCTTCTTTTCTAGGATCACCAACATTTAATTCTTTAAGATATTTATCTATGGCTCTTTTAACATCTGCATACATATCAGATTGAACTTCATCTATATATAAAATTTTTCTAAGTGTATTGTTATCATCTAATATATAAACATCTTTGACTCTAGCGTGTACAAAAGCATTACGTGTGCCATTAGGAAAATGTGGATTTTGATAATAACCTTTTTGTTCTTGTGAAGGTCCCGGATTCCAAGAGTAAACAATGTTTCTACTATTTTCTACTTGTACTGTAGTTCCATACTCAGACTCTTCTCCAAAAGTACGTGTACGTGTAAACTCTGCTAACTCTTCTTCTGTTAAATTTTTAACTTCTTGTGGTATACCTTGGACTTGTTCAGTTAATATTTGTCCTTCTGATTTATTAGGATTACCATCTTTTAAAGCTTTGAATGCTAGTCTTTGTATGTCAGTAAATTTTCCACTCGTAGTATCTATATTAAATCCGGGAGTTGTTTGATATGCAGCAGGATTATATGAAGACCTAATAGTTGGATTTAATTCTCCTAGTGCGCCTTCCCCATATAGTAACTTTGAAAAATATTCATATGATCTTTTTGCTGAATTTCTTGCATTAATTAACTGAGTTAATTTGTTGTCTTGTATATCTAATTTAGTATATCTAAAACCACCATCAAATGAATCTGCATTTATTTCATCTAAGATTTCTATAACAGGATCACTAACAATTTGATTGTTTTCTAAAGCTACTAAAAATTTTTCTAAGTAACCATCAGGGTCAGCTTTTCTTAAAGCATCTTTATCTTGTAGCAACTGTCCTGATACAGTTAATTGATTAATTGCTATTTCAATATCGCCAGCTTTAGAATCTGAAAAAATAAAATCAGGTGATTTAGTTTCTACATTTAATGCTTGTCTTAAAATATCAAAGTTTCTTTCTATGGGAAGTTTCATTGATAAGTTTAATTTTTTATAAGACTTTTCTATTTCATCTAAATTTCTAGTTAAATTATAAAATGCTCCTGATGCTTGATCATCTGGACCTGTATAAAACTCTTCTTTTAATTTCTTATAAATTGCATCTTGATTTACTAAATGTGATTGCACACCTGATGTAAGTATATTTAAAGATATAGAGTTATTTTTTATTTCATCTTGATAATATTTTATAGTTTGTTGTTCATCAAGATTGGTTGCTCTTACATAAGTTGTAATATCACCACCTGTCATTTGCATAGATATAAAACCAGTATTAGTTTTAAGATAGTTTTTTATTTCATCTATGTTTACTTCTCTTGGTACACCATCTTTATTTACTTGTTCTGCTAACCATTCTTCTAATCTTGTGTCTTGTAAATAAAGTTTATTAAAAGGTATATTAGAACCTGTAAGCAACTCTTGTCCTTGTTTATTAGTTGTTAACCATTTGTCTGCTTTAGTAGATTTAGTTTTAGTGTTATCCACAGCCTCTTGTAACCTATCAATTCTTTGACCCATCTTACTAGTCTTTAATTCTACAAGCCCAAAAGAAGGTGATCTGCTATATAAAGGTGTCATGTTCCTTTCTGCATCATAATCAAGATTCATGTCTTCAGTTAATGGTCCGCCTTTATATGATCCAACATAACCAGTTCGTTTAAACAGTTCATCAGAAAATTGTTGTTGAGGTGGACTAAGTATTCTAGGGTTGTCTACTGCATCTTGATATAAATCACCTGTTCTAATTGCATCAAATACATCTTCTAATCTTCTGTATTTTTTGCCACTAAAATATTTAGAAACTTGATTAAAAAATTTAAAGATAGGTTCAAATACTCTTCTAATTCCCGGTGTAAATTCAAAAGGAATTCTGCCTTGTAGTTTTTGTTCGTTGTAATATCCTGATGCTACAGCAACAGCTTCCTCAAAATTTTGTACAGTTGCAGTTTGATCTTCGCCTTGTTTTAATCTTGAATTAGCAATATCAAATATTCGTTGTTGATTCTCGGCTAAAATTTGTAATACTTCTGGTTTAAAATAATTATTATTTATAAAGTAATGCACAGCTTCGTGATACACAGTGTCTGTAGGTGAAGCAAATCTAGGTCTACCACTCTCAGGGTTTGTTTCTAAATTTATAGCTATCATGTCACCAATAGTTACACCGGCTACTTCATTACCTTCTTCATCAAATAAATTATCTACTGCACGCACATCTGCATCAGGCATAGTTCTTTTTACTATACGTTTTAAATTCATTACAAGATCACTGGCATTTATATTGTCTTTAAACTTATATAAGTTTCCTGAATAGTTAATGCCTGATATGTCAGGTACTTCTAATTCAGGTGCTTCTTCTATTAATTGTTGTACTTGTTCAGTTTGTATTGCTGGAGTTCTGCTTTGTTTAACTTGCGGTCCAGCTATAGCAAGTAACTCTGCTAAAGGATTAGTACGTTTAAACAATGAGTTATTAACAGCCTGTATGTAATCTTGTTGTGATGCATCAGGTGCTTCTTTTATTTTAGTATTTTCTTGCTCTAATTTTTCTACTCTCTGTGCAAAAGTTTGCCTTGCTGCTTGTTCTTTTGCGTCTGTTACATCTATATTTGCTGGGATTAAAGTTTTTAATACTGTGTCATCAGGATATAAAACGCTATATTGTTGGAATCCTTTAGCTTGATCAGATGCTTTTGTTTTTACTTTTCTTACTTGTACATTAGGTACAGTTCTTACTGCTACTTGTTCGTAGTTTTCTTCTGCTGATATCTGATTATTAATTTCTCTTCTAGCTATACCTCTAGCTATAGTTGCTTTATCTCTTTGCCCTACAGTATCTTGTATAAACTCTTCACTTACTCCACTAGATTTAGCTATATCTAGTAATTGGTTTGTGTTGTATTTATTTTGTAACTCTTTAGTTCTTTCTTTGATAGCTTCATTCTTACTAAAGGCTTGCCTGTTATCTATACTTTCACTAAAAGCTTTATCAATACTTGTTTTGGTTGCAGTTTGTGTAGGTAATGCTTCTATTTGTCTAAAGATACTTCTTCTTTGTAAACCAGTTAAATCTTTTATATTTGTTTTCTTAGTGTTTAAAAATAAAAATCGTTTAAACGCATCATTGTTTGTATCTATATTCTTAAAATTTGCCTGACTTAATATATCTTCAGTTTGTACTGTGGCTTGTTCTTGTGCAACAAAGTCTTTAAAACTCTGTAGTTTGAAGTCTCTTGTATCAGATTTGTATGCTGAGTTAACTTCTTCTGTTACGTAAGCATCGTATTTATTTTTAAATTGACTGTATGCAGGTGTAGTTATATTAAGTTTGTTCTTTGTTTTTACTACATTTTTATTTGAATATGCATCAATACTTTCTCTATCAGGAAATCTTGCAGTAAAAGATTCACCATCAGGTCTATTAAAAGTTTGTACTAATCTACTTCTTTTAACAGGTACTTTTTCTTTTTTAATTAATTCTACTTGTTTCTTTTTTACTGTATCTATTTGTTCTTTTAATTGATCAGCTTCTGTTAATTGATCTGCATCTTCTAACTCTTGTATCTGTCTTTCAAGTTGTACTTCTTGTTCAAGATTAGCTTGTAACTCAGGATTAACTTCTTGTAGTTGTTGTCTTACTGCTTCAGTTTTTATTTGTTCTTCTACATCAGGTATCGTAGGCACTTCATCTTTAAATGTTTGTGCTTGTGCTTCTATTTCTGCTTGCAAACCTGTTGCTGTTGGTGTTAATACATCTTGATTTAAAGATGCTGGGTCTAAAAATGCTGGGTCTATAAGTATGTTTTCTCTTGCTTCTTTTCTTCTTTGCGCATTCTGTTTGGTTCTTTCTTTTAAGTTTGTTGTTTCTGAATCATTTAATGTTTTAGCATTTTGCAAACGAAAATCATTTTGTTGTTGCTCTTCTATATGGGCTTCTATAAATTCATCAAGAGTTGTTTCATTAAATGCTTTATCTTTGTTTTTTCCACCACTCTGCAATACATTACGTAACACCTTTAAAGCTTCAATTCTATGATTTATAGCCTGATACTCTGGAGAATTAATATCTAATAAATTAGCTACATCGTCTGGGTTTTTTAAATTGTCTAGTTCTTGTAGTTCAGCTTCTATTTCTTTTAATTTTTCTTCTTTAGTTTCTGTTGCAGTTTTTCCTTTTATAACAGGAGATATAATAGGTGATGGTTCTTTTTCTGTAGGTATTACAAACTCATCCTTTAATACTATTTCTTCGCTACCAGTAAAGTCTCTTACTGTACTAGTCCTTCCTACATCTGTAGTAGATGCATCTTCTACCTCTCCTGTCTCTTCACCAGTTAATCCATCGCTTTCATCTTCAATAGGTCCAACCGGTCTACCTCCTTTTGGTCTACCTTTAGTAAGTAAGTTAACACCTAAGTCAAAGATAGCACCAGCACCACCACCATATCCAAACTCTGATGCTATAGAATCACCTATAGATGCTGATTCGTTGTAGACTCCTTTTTCAATAGCATCTTGACCTATGCTTGCTAATGCTTCTTGCGCTCCCTCTGCTGTACCCGTTATAACTGCTGACCTTGCCAAGTCCATGTAGGTGTCAATGGTTTCTTTAGGCAATCCTCGTTTAGTTATCTTTGATAATAATATGGATAATGGTCTTACTATAGGTAATATCTCTGTTGCACCTAAAGGTACACCTAATGCATATACTAAGTTTCTATCGGCAACAGATAAATCTTCTCCTGTTTCAGCCTCATACTCACGCATTCTGCCACTAGCTTCTGCTACACCAATAGCGGAACCCGGTGCTGCTAATTGCATAGCTGATGCTAAACCTTTAGTAGCTGCTCCAGCTGTCAACTCCCCAGCTTTTAATGCATTATAACCAGCACCTAATCTTGATGCTGCTCCAGCACCACCTGTTAATACAGTTGTGCCTACAAAACCTAATATGCTACCTAAAGCTTCACCTGTTCTACCAGCTACACTATCTTCTGCGCCAATAGCTTCACGTAGTTCATCCATCCTAGATATAAATGCACTCTCTCTAGGATTTAACCAATCTTCTTGACCTGAAAGGTTAGTTGCTAGATCAAGTAAACCCCACACACCTTCACCCAATAAAGGTATAGTTCTTGCAGCACCACGTAGTACACCTCTAGGTGCAGCTATAACGCTATCTATCCAATCGTTTTCGTCAGGTGTAAAATTATTTGTAGCAAGACCAAATATAGGTAATGACCTGTCATTAACTTTATCAGTACCTAGTTGATTGGATGTATTGTCTTGGGTAGGAGGTCTTTGATATGTATCAAATATATCAAATGGATCAGGTGTATTGCCAGTAGTTGAACCAAATATCTCAAAAGGATTTGGTGTGTTTCTAGGTTCGTCTGCCATCTTATATATTTATACTATATCCTCTATATGGTTAGTGTTTCATTTAGCCAGTCTTCGACTCCTAAAGTTCCTCTATCAGTGTAATTATCATAAACTATAGATAATGCTTTATCAGCTTTAATACGTTCATCAAGTATTGATGCAAATGCATCGTCTGTTAAATCAGGATCACTTGCATTTATATCATTAACTATACCTTGTATTTCTTTTACAAACCTTCCGTAATTACCTTGTGCTGGTTTTACTCCTTGATCTGCATATGTAATAGCTGTTATAGCTTCTGCTTCTCTCTTAGTCATATCTTTAGTTATATCTGTATTAAGATATCTAGCAAGGTCTGCATTATAATTTTTAATACTATCAGATAATCTAGTTTGTCTATCTTTATCATAATCACGTTGTGTAGAATATCTATCGTATCTAATTTTTTCTCTAGCAGAATACAGAGCAAATAATTCTTGTGCTTGTTTTTGTTCGTCTTTATCTAAAGCTAAAAGTTGTTCTGTAACTCCAGAACCAAGATCAGCAAGTCCACCTAGTAAAGTTGGTGAACCTTTTTGTGCTGCATTAAATGCACCAGCTGCAATACGTAACCATTTATTTTGCATTTTACCTTTGTCATCAGTCATTTTATCAATAGACTGTTGTATTAAAGTTTCATAATCTGATGAAGCTGCATAAGCTGCATCTTGTTTAGCTGCTTTACTTACCCCAGTAGTAGGTACTGATACAACTGATGTGCCTGTAGCTGTAGTTGATGGTGGTATCAAAGGACTACTACTTGCTCGTGCTTTATTTATTAGTTGTGCTTGTGTTAATGGTGTTCCTGTAGCAGTAGTTGCCAAAGGGGTAGTTCCTGTAGATGGAGTTAATACACCTGCACTTCCACTATTTGCTTGTATTGAGTCTTGTATATCTTTAGAAGTAGCAGGTCCTGCAATAGATGCGTCTTTAATTTGCAAATCAGGTATAGGTATATTACTAGCTTGCCTTGGATTTAATCCTTGTAATAATTTGTCTTGATCTACAACTATACTTTCTTTTCTTTTTCTTTCTGCTTCAGCTTCTCTTCTAGCATCTACTCTTGTTTGTATTCTATTACTAAAATCAGCTATGCTTTGTCCTACATTTTGCAAAAATACTGGTTGTCTTTTTTGTTCTCTTTCAAGCCTTGCTAAAGATTCATCTATCATAATGTTTGAATCTGGCATAGATTGTGGCATAAAAGAACTAGTGTCTTGTAAATCTACAGGTGAATCATCTATAGGTTGATTGAATATAGGATCAAGTTCAAAAGAATCTTGTGCAATTCTACCACTACCATCATAAGTAAATGGATAATTACCCATTACACTTGTAGGCATTCCTGCAACAAGATTATTA